CTCTTGAAACAACAGGAGATGTTGTTGAATCTACACAAATGTCAGATGGTGCTAAAAGTTTCATAGCTGGTAGAACATCATTTTCAGGTACTTTAGAAATGCACTTTGACGAAACAGATAGTGGTCAAACATCACTAACTGCTGGTGCAAGTGTGACTTTTAAATTATTACCTGAGGGAAGTTCATCAGGAGACAGAAAATTTGAGGGTGCTGGTATAGTGACAGGTATGTCTGTATCACAACCTTTAGATGGTATTGTTTCAAGAACTGTGACTTTTCAAGGAACTGATGCTTTGACAATAGGAACTGAATAATCATAATTTATGTCAGTTATAGATAGAGTTAAATCTCATTTCGAGACTTTACAAACTACAATTATTGAAGTTCCTGAATGGAAAGATGAAGCTGGTAATCCATCAGTATTTTATTCTGAGCCTTTAACACTTGAAGAAAAAAACATAATATTTAAAAAATCTAATAATTTTCAAGACTTAAATGTACTTGTAGATTTATTAGTTATGAAGCTTCAAGTTAAAGATGAAAAAGGTAATCTTAAAAAAGCATTTAAATTAGAAGATAAATTTGAATTAAGAAGAAATGCAGATTCAAATGTTATTGCAACAATATCAAATAAAATACTTTTAGATACTTCATACGAGGAAGCCGAAAAAAAGTAAATAGCGACCCTGAAATAAGGTCGCTTTTAGCAGTAGCAGACAGACTTCACATAACAATACAAGAGGTTTTAGATATGCCTGTAAGCCATTATAATCTTTGGTTAGCTTACTTGAAAAAAGAACAAGATGAGTATAAAACTCAACAAAGGCTTTCTAAAATAAGGAACTAAAATAATGGCAAATCAAAGACTACTAATTGACATAATTGCAAATGATAAAACTAAACAAGCCTTAGGTGGTTTGCAAAAAGGTCTTGCTAGAGTAAAACAATCAGTATTTAATTTAAGAAACGCATTTATAGGTCTTGGTGCTGGAGTAGTTATTAAAGGTTTTATAGATGCTGGAATACAAATAGAAAATCTTGAAGTACAATTAAACGCATTATTTGGCTCTGCTAGAGAGGGAAAAAAAGCATTAAAAGAAGTCACAGACTTTGCATCAGGTACACCATTTGAACTTAAAAATATTCAACAAGGTATTACAGCTTTAGCAACTATTAGAAAACAAGCAGAAGCTAATGGAGTTTCATTTGATGAACTTTTAAAAATTACAGGTAATACAGCAACAGTATTAGGTGGAGACTTTGCATTAGCATCTTTACAAATCCAGAGGTCATTTAGTGCTGGTATTTCTAGTGCTGAACTCTTTAGAGAAAGAGGTGTTAAAGCTATGGCTGGATTTAAAGAGGGAGTTAGTATTAATGCAAATGAATCAATAAAAGGTTTAGCAAAAGCATTTGGTACAGGTGGAGAGTTTGGAAATTTAATAGATGATTTGGCTAAAACTTTATTTGGTACAATATCAAACTTAAAAGATGCTTTCTTTATATTCCAAGTAGAAGTTTCTAAAGGTTTCTTTGAAGCATTAAAAAGTAATTTAGGAGATTTAAAAAAGACAGTAGAAGAAAATAGAAAAGAAATTGCAGAGTTTGGACAAGTAATAGGTAGAGGTTTAAGTTCAGTAATTAATGCCACAGCAAAAACTTTAAAATTTTTTAAAGACAACATAGCAATTATAACAGAAGCATTTAGAATATTTATTGCGTTAAAAGTAGTATCATTTTTTCATAATTTAGCAGTTGCTATTGGAGTCGCAAACGCATCTATGATTGGTTTTAATGCAACAGTAAGAAAAAATTTATTGATTGGTGGTGCTGTTATTGTTTTAGCAAATTTAGATAAAATAATAAAAAAAACTAAAGAATTTTTAAGGTTAGCTGGAATAATAGACCCTTTAGCACTTGAAATACCTGATAGAGGTAGAGGTGTTTTAGAATTTACTGTTAAAGCTGGTAAGATAGAAACTTTATCAGAAGCAATCAAAAGAAATTTC